TTTGACCAAAAACTAGTATAGTAAGTTATTATGGCATTAAAAAAAGTAAGATTCCAACCAGGCTTTGATAAACAAGGAACTCCCGCAGCATCTCCAGGTAAATGGATCGACGGTGACTTTGTTAGATTTAGATATGGCATACCTGAAAAGATTGGAGGATGGCAACAACTAACTAACGATCAACATACTTTACCAGGTGTAGCTAGAGCTCAACATACTTGGACATCTTTAGCTGGAGAGAAATACGCTGCTATTGGAACATCTCAAGGTTTGTTTTTATATTATGGTGGAGCTTTTTATGACATTAGTCCACTAGACAGTGCCCTATCAGGCACAGGAACTTTTACAACTTCAGCTGCGGCCGCAGCCACGGTAACAATTAATTTTACAAGTCATGGATTAGAGCCAGGTCGATACATTGTTTTAAGTTCTGTATCCATGGGAGCTAACACAACTTTAGCGGCAGATGATTTTACTACTCACCCTTTTGAGGTTTTAACAACCGCAACCAACTCTTTTACCATCAGTTTAACTAATCCCGCTGCCGGTGTTACAACGACAGAGAACAACGGAACAGGAATGAGCGCTGGTGGATCGGTAACCGTAACTCCGTATGCTGAAGTAGGACCCACTGCTCAAACTCTTGGTTATGGATGGGGAACATACTTATGGGGAAACTCTACGTGGGGTACAGAACGAGCAACTTCTAACGTGACACTAGAACCAGGTAACTGGTCATTAGATAATTTTGGAGAAACTTTAATAGCAACCATCGCTAATGGTAAATCTTTTACGTGGGACGCAGGAGCAACTAATGCTCGTACTATAAGGGCAGCTTTAATGAGCGGAGCTCCGACAGCTTCAAGATTAACTATTGTTTCTGAAACAGATAGACACTTATTTCATCTAGGGACTGAAACAACAATCGGTAACACTGCAACTCAAGACCCTATGTTTATTAGATTTTCAGATCAAGAATCTACATCTGTATATGCGCCAACAGCTACAAACACAGCTGGGACATTTCAATTAGATAAAGGAAACAAAATTGTAGCTGCTGTTCAAGGTAAAGATTATATTTTAATTTTAACAGATCAAGCAGCTTATGTTGCGCAATTTGTTGGACCACCATTTACATTTAGTATTAGACAAGTAGGAACTAATTGTGGTTGTCTTGGACAACATGCTGTGGCCTTTGCACAAGGTGCTGTTTATTGGATGGGAACTTCGGGTGGCTTTTTTCAATATGATGGTACTGTTAAACAATTACCATGTTTAGTTGAAGACTTTGTATTTACAACAGGAGACGGAAACTTAGGTTTAAATTTTAACGCTAGTGAAATTGTTTACGCAGGACACAATAGTTTATACACAGAAGTAAATTGGTTTTATCCAAAATCAGGGTCTTTACAAGTAGATCGAGTTGTTACCTACAATTACGGCGAAGCCAGTTGGTATACTGGTTCTTTAGATAGAACGACTTACCAAGATGCTGATGTATTTACAGCACCGTATGCTACAAACTATGTAGCTAAAGGCGGAAGTGGAACTAATGATCCGTCAGATGTTCCATTATTTCCTATATCTGGAATCACTAACACCTACGGAGCCACTGTTTATTATGCCCAAGATGTAGGCACAGATCAAATCAATAGCACTGGCACAAGTGCCATAGCAGCATTTATTAGGTCTTCAGATTTTGATATTGATGACGGAGAATTTATAATGTCAATGAGAAGATTTATTCCTGATTATAAACAAATTGTAGGTAACTCAAAGATTTCATTATTTATCAGTGACTTCCCATCGGAGACACAAACCGTATCGCCCCTAGGACCATTTACGATCACAAGCTCAACCACTAAAATAGATACTAGAGCTAGAGGTAGATTGTTAAGTGTAAAAATAGAAAACGAATCAGTTGGAGAGACTTGGAGATATGGATCTCTTAGACTAGATGCACAACCAGATGGTAGAAGATAATGGCAAAGATAACTATTTACATACCTGAACCTTCAGAGGACTACAATCCACAGAATCAAAGACAGATTGTGGAGTCCTTGACAACATTGAAACAACAACTTAATTTTTCTTTTCAACAAGATTTAAAAAATGAACAAGATACTTTCAATTACTTTTTATCATGACAATTAGATATAAAAACCAAGGTTTCAAACAAGCTAGCACAGGCAAGACTACTGTTCTTACTTGCCCTACTGATGGGGCAATTATAGTTAAAAGTATCTATTGTGCAAATAATGATGCGTCATCAGGAGTTCTAGTACAAATGAATTTTGTTGACTCATCAGACTCCAGCACCGAATACGAATTTTTTCGAGACGAAGTAGGCGCTAAGTCACAAGTAAATGCTTCACCTCAAGGCTTGAACTTAGAAGCAGGTGATGCTATAACTGTGCAAGCAGCTACAGGCAGTAATACAATACAAGGCCTGATAAGTTATGCTTTAATAAACAGAGAGAATGAAAACGGATAATACAACCACAATTAAATGCGAAACTGTTTATACTTGGCGTAATAAGAAAACAGGAGAAGTTTTTAAAGAAAAGAAAGAAGGTCCTGATATTGTACAAGACTGTACAGTAAAGGTAGATCCAAAAGGATTAGAAATAATACAGAAAGTAATGAATCAAAAAAATGATGAATCAAAGTCCTAGAGGCGGAACTGAATTACAATTAGAATATCTATCTAAATACGTTGATAAAAATTTATTAGACAAAGTACAGATTACTACATCTGTGCCTGAAAAGATTCCATTACATCCAACTAAACCGAATGTCTTATGGCAAAAGAATTCTTGGGATCAACCAAACATTTTCCCCTGGTTCAATGATTCCAAGAATACCACTAAGTATGATATGTACGTATTTAATTCACATTGGAACTTAGAACAGTTTCGTAAAAAATTTAAGATGCCTTTGGATAGATGTACGGTAATTAAAAACGGCATTGATAACATACCTGTAAGAAAACAATATCAACAAGGTGAGCCTATAAGACTTATACATCATTGCACACCATGGCGAGGATTATCTGTGTTGCTTGGTGCCATGCAACTTGTAAAGAGTAATGTAACTTTAGATGTATATTCAAGCTGTGAAGTATATGGAAAAGAGTTTGCTGAAAAAAATGATCCACAATATCAGAGTTTATACGATCAAGCTAAAAAATTAAAAAATGTAAATTACATAGGATATAAACCTAACAGTTATATTAAAGAACATTTACAAGATTATCATATGTTTGTTTATCCAAGTATATGGGAGGAGACTTCATGCATCTCGGCTATTGAATCAATGGCTGCGGGTCTTTACTGCCTACTCACGGACCTCGGAGCTCTCTATGAAACCTGCGCTGAATACGCTTTGTATATTCCTTATGATAGTAATTACCGAGCTTTGTCTCAAAAATTTGCTTATGCTATTGATGCGGTTGTGCCTACACTATCCGATCCTTCCTTACGCGAACATTTAATGTTACAATCAGAATATGCAAGAAAGTATTATGGTTGGTCTAAGCAAGCTCTTAACTGGAAACGAACATTGGAAGGATTAATAAATGCAAAATAATGAACCGATATGGTTTGGTGAAGGTGTCGAAACAATAGACCTAACGAACAAACCTACGATGGTAAACCCCAAATATAAAATTATGGTATGTACTCCTATGCACAGTGGAGCAAGTATTCACTATGTACAAGCAATGCTTAAGTTTCAACAAGCTTGTATTATGAATAATATTGTGGTCAGTTTTACTTTACTTAAATCGTCGCTTGTTCAACAAGGTAGAAACTTATGTGTAGCTGATTTTATAAGTCATAAAGATAACTATACTCATCTTTTATTTATAGATTCCGATATAGATTTCCAACATAAAACTATATTTGCCATGTTAGAAAAAGATAAAGATATTATAGCTTGCCCTTACCCTATGAAATTTTTAGATTGGGATAAGATGTTTAGAAAGCTTCAAAAACATGGATCTAAAGACGCTAATCATATGTCTAAATTAGGTTTTACTTTTCCTATAAAGATGAAAGATCCTAATAAGATTGATGTGGAAAAAGGTCTTGTAGAGGTTACTCATGCTCCTACAGGATGTATGCTAATTAAAAGAGGCGTTATTGAAAAGATGATAAAAGCTCACCCTGAATTAGAAATTTATCAACCTACTTTTATTAATGGCAAAGAAACTAAAAAGCCTAATATGTATAATTTATTTGAATGTTTACATGACCCTAAAACAAAAAAATACTTTGGTGAAGACTTTGGTTTCTGTCAAAGATGGCTTGAAATGGGCGGTAAGA